CGTAGAAGGAGTGATCTGAGCTGCGCAGCTTCGCGTACTGGCGCACCGCCGCGCCCACCTGCTGTTGGAACCAGTAGGCGTCGGTTCCATCGTCGAAGATCTCGAGGGCCTGGACGGAGCCGTAGTCACCGCCGATGCCGCCGGTGAACGCGTTCACGTTGAGCGTCCCGCCGGTGGTCACCTGAATGTTGGTGCCGCCGACCGAACGGTAGTAGAGCTCGTTGTTGACGAGCCCGCCGGTGCCGTCGCTCAGGAAAAACGCGCCCGCGAAACCGGACATCGCGGAGGCCGGCGAGGGGAAGAAGTCGATCGCCTTCAGGTCGGTGATCGCGTGCTTCCCGCCGCCCGCGTCCACGAACGAGATGTCGGCATCGAACGCCAGCTGTGAGATGGAGATCTTGGCGCCGTTGCCCGCAGCGTGGTTGTGGCCATCGATGACCACGCGCACCGCGGTGTCCATGATGACGTCCCACTGATTGTTGTCATCCTTGTCGCTTGGCCAGATGATGCTCATGTTCGGGCTGGGTGCCTGTGGCATGGTCGTGCTCCTTCAGCTGTACGGCGTGATGATGATCCCGCCGGCGGCGCCGTTGCCGCCGACCTTCCCACCCGACCCACCCTGTGTCGCGGCGCCCGACCCCCCACCGCCGAATCCGGCGGAGTCCCCGTTGTTGCCGTTGCTGGAGCCGAACACGCCTACACCACCGGCGCCCATCGGCCCACCGCCGCCCTCGCCGGACAATGCCGACGTGCCGCCGAACGCGAACGACGGATCGCCGTGGTCGAACGTCACGTTGCCGCCGGGCCCGGACCCCGCGAGCGGTGGCTGCGTGGCCTGTACGACATTGGCCGCCGTGGTGCCGAGTCCGAATCCGCCGGCGCCGCCCTTCATCGTGTACAGCGTGCCATTGAGGTTGATGGTGGAGTCGGCGCCGTTCACGCCGGTACCGCCCGCGCTCGATCCGCCGGCGCCGCCGGACGAGCCCGCGACCCACGAATAGGCCAACGTGGTGAGCGGGACGCCAGGCGTGCCGACCGTGATCCGCAGACGCTGGCCTGATCCCCCGCCGGCGCCAACGGCCAGCCCCGTGCCACCGCCGTTGTCCTTGGCGCCGCCGCCGCCGCCGCCCTGGCCCACGCCTTCAATCACCACGACGCAGGTGCCGGCGGGCAGGACCCCGGAGCCCGATCCGGTCAGCGTGATCGGCGCGGCGAGCAGCCGACCGGCGGTCACTGCGGTCACCGCATCCTGCGTTGCGCCCACCGTCTTCTGCACCTGCTGTACGGTCGTCGACACCGCATCGAACGCGCGCTGGACCGTGTTCCCGGCCGGGTCGGCGCCGGTGCGCGGCAGGAGCATCGCGTGGCCGGGCGCGGGCCGCTGTGGCTTCCGCGCGCCCATCAGGTCCAGTCGTCATCCCAGCCGAGCGCGATCGGGTCGCGCCGCGGGCCGGCGGGGTCAAGGTAGACCGGCTCGCCGGCGTCGCGGTTCCCGGCGTCGGTGCGCAGCCCGGCGATCGCCTCCGCGATCTTCTTGTCCCCCGGCGACGGGTCGAGCTCGGACCGGAACAGCGACTCGCGATACGCGTACGCGACGACGAGCATCTCCTCGCTCGGCACGTCGAACGTCAACGCGGTGACGTCCTCCGTGCTCGCGAACTGCGGCGCGAGCGGGATGTAGTAGATGCGCCCGGTCCCCGCCGGCGGCTTGGGCGCGAACACGAGGTTCGCGCCCTGCATCCGGTACCGGAGCCGAGCGATAGTGGTCGACGGCACCGAGCTCCAGCGGTGCGCCGCCGCAATGTCGTGCGGCGGACAGGGCCGGAACCGCACGCCGTCCGAGCTCACGTCGAGGTGACGGAGCTCGAAGAAGTTGGGAGCGATCGTCGCCAGCGCGTAGGTATCCACGCCGGAGACGATCGCGAAGTCCGCCTGGAGGGTGTAGTAGTCCCGCCAGGCGTTGACCATGGCCCGGTAACCCTCGATCAGCCCATAGTTGATCGCCTGGAGCAGCACCGCGGGCGTGATGTCCGTCGATTCCTCCCACCCGCCGAGTTGCTGCACGGCGAGCGAGAGCTGAGCGAAGGTCCGGGTGTAGGCCATGGGCTACCCGCAGACCTCGCGCCGGCACCAGGTGCCAGGCACGAATGGGACACCCGGGGATTCGGGAACTCCGGCGTTGACCTCGGCCACGGTCGCGACCTCGGTCAGTCCACTCAGCGGACCGAACCCGCCCAGCGAGCCATCGTTCGGGTCGATGGCCGCGGCGACCACATCAACCACGTTGTTCTCGTGAACGCGTACGACCATGCCCGGAGTGATGGCCCCGCCGAATGGGCCATCACCTTCTGGACGATAGCGCATCACGAGGACCAAATCTCCGATTCGCGGGTTGCTCGCCATGGTGCTCCTAGTAGGTCGGCTTGACCTTTTGGCCGAGGATCGTGAAGGTAACGAAATCCGTGGTTGCGAGGTCAGCCAGCACGCCAGCCGCAGTCGTGATCTTAAAGCTGATGGTCTGCGTGGAGTGATTGTAGTCCGTGAGCTGCACACGCTTGCTGTCGGTGCCTGCTACCGTCGGAATGATCTCGATGACATGCGCCGGGACGTCGCGCAGCTTCGCGGTATACAAGCCGGTTCCGGACGTGGCGATATCCGTCGCGGTGAGGCTGACGAAGTTGTTGCTTCCGAACATGAAGCCCTTCCACGACGTATTGGAGAACGTCGTGGGGGCGCGGGTTGGCGCGGTGGCAGCGCCGGCACCCTGCACCTTCGCGAAGAAGATGATGAGCTCCGGCGACATCGAGAATGCGAGGTTTTCGCTCTGGTTCATGGCGTCACCTCACGGCAGGATGATCACGCAGTTGAAGCCGGGGGCCTTGCAACTGAAGTTGTAGTATTCGCCCACGCGCGCCTCGTAGGCGTCCGCGGACTCGGACACCTTGATGATGCTGCCCGCACGCTTCTGCAAAAAGTTGGGCGCCGGTCCCGCCGAGAACATGCACCACGAGCTCCAGGTGAGCACGTAGATGCGCTTCAGCGGGCAGCAGCGGTCGGTGTAGAGCGTCAGGTCCTTGCCGTTGAGGTTGACGCTGAACCCCTTGTACCCGATGGTCGCGATCTTGTTCCCGTCGTAGCCGACGGCCGAGGTCGTGATCCACTTGCCTTCCATCTGCTTGGTTAGCGTGCCGAACGTGACGGGGTTCAGCCACACCACGTCCGGATCGCCGCCGATGTTGTCGACGAGCGCGACCGCATCAACGAGCAGGTTGGCGATCGACTGTCCGGCGGTGCCGGTGATGCGCACGCCGCCGAGGAACTCGGTCTCCTGCGTGCGGTCGACGCCGAAGAACAGCGTGGAGGTCGGCGCGGTATCGGGCACCCAATCGGCGAGTCCGCTCGCGGCAAGAAGCGTGCTCGCGTTCGATCCGTCTCCGTTCAGATAGAGGAAGTCGGTGTTGACGAGCGCGGCGATGCCGGCGGTCCCATTGCCAGTCAACGTGAACGCGCCGGTAGCGCGGGTCACGGTGGCAACGGTAACGGTGCCGGCGCGTAGCGCGGAGCCCAGAGTCGCCGAGGCCTGCAGCACCTCACCCTGGCGAATCCCCCATACGCTCGCGATGTCGGCAAACTGCATGTTCGGCGTGGCGACGTTTACCACGCCATCGAGCGTGCCCACCTCGCCATTGCCAGTGCGGAAGAAGCGGAAATTCATATAATTTCCTTCCGCTTCGATCGCATTGTCAAATTCGTCGAATGCGCTCTCGAACGCGTCCTCGTCGCCGGTCGCAGTCGCCTCGATGGCCTGGTTGTCGACGCGGGCAAGCCGGTAGTGCGCCGTGCGCTTCACGGCGAACGCCTTGTAGGCGGAGGTGTTGTTGTTCGCGTTGGTCACCGCGATTGTGAAGCTCGAGGAGCCGCCGCCGGGCAGCGCGGTCATGATGGGCTGCACCCATTCACGACCACCGGCGTTGGTCTTCTTCTGCGACTTGGCGAGCATCCCGGTGGCCTTGTTCTTCTGCATCGCCATGCGGGCGAGCTCGAAGGGGCTGTAGTGCTCCTTGATCACCGGGTCGAGTACGGTCAGATCGGTCGTGGACATCGGTCAGGTCCTTGTCAGGTGGTGGGTTGATTCCCCGCTCGAGCGCGCAGCTTCGCGAGCGTCGCGGCTCGTCCTGCCCGCTTGTCGGGCAGCTCGGACGGGTCGCGCGCGGGCTGCTGTGGCTCCGGCTTCGCTGCGGGCGTCGGTGCTGGACCTGGTGCACCACCTGGTGACGCGCTGGCTGCGGGGGCTGGAACCGCGGGCTTCGCGGCGGGCTGCGCCGCGGCGGCCGCTGGCGCGATGCGGGGACGGTGGCGCGAGGCGACCTTTTCGATCTCCTCGTACCGGGACTTGTAGTACTGCTCGGCGAACTTGGCCGCCGTGGCGAGGTTGGGAAGCATCTCTTTCGGCACGGGCTTGCCGGGGTTGGCGCCGGCCCACGCATCGGCCTGCTTGCGCTGCTCCTTCATGACCTCGTAGACGATCCGCGCGGGCTCGGACCCGTTGGTGAGGTCGGCGTCGTGCAGAAACGGGAACTGCTCCTTGGCCGCGCCGAGCCGCTCGCCGATCTGCGAGACGTACGCAGTCTCCTGTTGCGCCGCGGTCTGCTTGGCCTTCGAGGCCTCGGCCTCCTTGGCGGCCTGCGCCTCGCGATCCTTCAGCGCGCGCTCGCGCTTGTCGACGTCGCTCGCATAGGTCTTCACCACGCGGGTCGCGCGGCGGGACTGCATGCCATTGATGTGCTCGTCCGGGACGCCGATACCGAGGCCTTTGGGGCTGCGGCTCATTCCGGTGATGAGGTCGGCCACTGCGGTCCTCAGCTCGCCGGGGTCGGTGATCCCGTACGTGTCAGCGAGCCACCCGATGACGGCCTC